CTTCATCTGGTTTTATATCTGTCGTATCAACCACACCACCTTCTTGTAGATTTACACCTCTACCCATAAGAATATCTTTTTGTGTTATCTTACCATCACCACTTAAATCAGGAAAGCCACCTTCTTTTAAATCTACACCTCTACCTAGTAAAACATCTTTACGTGTTATTTTACCATCACCACTTAAATCAGGAAAGCCACCTTCTTTTGCAGAAAGCATTTTAACAGTTTGTACTTTTATTGTATCTTTTTCTTTGTCTTCTTTTTTATCTTCTTTTTTATCCTCCTCTACAGGAATACCATTCTCATCAACTTTCTTTAATTGGCCTTCATTTTCTAATCCTTTTAATCCAAGTAAAGCAGATTGACGTAAAGATTCATAAGTAGATAAACCATGATAGCGAACCACATTAGCAGGCACAACTAATTCCCCCTCAGATATCTGAGCAGGTATATCATCAGCTACTTCTTTTTCTGTAGCACCAAGTGTATCATCATCGTTTTCAGTTAGTCCGCCTTCTGCCATTTGTGGTTTTTGTTCAGGCATTGGAGTTGCAGGCGTTGGAGTTGTTTGTTCTGCTGCTGTTTCCAGTGCTTTTGTTTTCATATTTTCCAATCTCATTTTAGCAGATTCTATTCTTCTATCTAAATTAGGTTTGCCTGGTTTAAAGAATCTATCTACAAGCATAGTTGTTATATCTTCTACACTAGCATTTGGATCACCAAATATGTTTCTTAATTGTTCAGCATTGCCTGCACCAATAACAGATCCTGTATTTATTTGATCTATAAAATAATCTAATTGAGAATTTAAACTGTCTTCCTTGTTATTATCTTTTAAATAAGTATCGTAGTAAGGTTTTTGAAAATCTAATTGTAAAATACCGTAACCTTTACCACCCTCTTGTTGCTGTGTGTGACTAAAGCTACCACCTGTTTCTACATCTATGTTTCCCATAATTGCACTTACAGCAGTATCAGAGTAACCTTCATCTCTTAATCTTTTAATAATAATCATCTGATTTTCTTCAGACATATTTTCTTTTACAGGTATTACACCTTCTTGAGCAAAGAGTCTTTGCGTGTCTTTATATTGATCTAACACTTCTTCTGGTGTATTTAATTTAGCAACATCTACATTGGTATCTTTTTTACCCTTTGTAGCACCTTGTATGGCTTTCTTTTTTATTTCTTTTTTCTTTTTGTCATCAGTAATACTAGCATTTCGTAAAGTATCTGTAGGACTATTACCCATTACTTTAGCTTGTTGCTCTCTAATTGTTGCTGTTGGATTTTGCATCTTTTGCCTCTTTTGCTTTCTGATTTACTTCATCTCTCAAGGTAGCAAATCTTTGTAACTCTTGTATGCTTCCTTGAATAGCTAACATCTTAGCGTGATCTGTCTCACGAATAAGATTTTTAACATGTTGCTTTATTCTTTCCTCTGCATATTCAAATAAAGCATCAATACTGTTTTTATTATTTACAACTGCTAGTAACTTTCTAGCTATTTCTGGACTCACTGAATCTCTCCTTCACCCGGTGGTCTACCTGCAAATCCTGGCATACCTGGTTCTGGTGCTCCACCTGGACCTATTTGACTATTGCCTGTTCCTGCAGGACTAGTAGGTGGAACTGTTCCTGCTCCTTCTGGTGGTGTTGGACCACCTACAGGTGCTTGAGGAGGAGCTTGCATCATACCAGACTCTTGTAATATTTTAGCCTGTCGCAATGCTTCTCTTTCATCATTTACAAATTTCTCAGCATCAAGATCAAATGAGTGTGCAATCTCTCTTAGTATTACTGGGAACTTTACAAAAGGTGCTAGTGCAGGATTAGAACCAATTTGCATAAGTTGTAATAGTCTTTGACTTCTTACTTCATTACGCATTAAACTTTCTGTTCCTCTAGCTTTTATTTCTAAATCACCTTGAACTTCAGGATCAAAGTCAAACTGCTGATTAAAGTTATAAAAAGATTCCCCTAGAGGTTGTAATAAATAATCATCTATATTTTTTACCACGGACTTTATTGCTAGTTGTGCAGCACCCATTAACATAGATATGCCTGCAGCCGTTCTGCCAGTTCCTTGTACTCCTGTCTGTCCATGGGAATAAGAAGGTATGCCTGTAGACTCATCAGACAAGACTCTGGCTTTATCAAACATCATTAGGTTTTGTGATGACACATTCGGATATTGTGTCGCAAATAATGCTTGACCTGGTGCTCCACCTTGTCTTCTAAATATCTTTCCAGGGTACACTTCTAAGTCTTGACCTGGTACTAAGTTAGTCTCATCTATCTCAAAGATAAGATTACCTGACAGAACAGCATTATCAACTGCCATTCTCATAAACCCATTCATTAACTGTTGGGTATCTACCATATTTTCTGCTAGTCCTACTCCAAAGAAAGAGTAAGGATTTAACTCATAAGGAGCAGCAAAATAAGGAATCCTAATAGGATTAAAAGGATTAATCGCCAATCGTAAAATTTTGTTGTTACAAACCCAAGCATTGACTTGTACCATGTCAGAATCTTCGTAGTCATTAGGGATATCCAATCCTGCATCTTCGGCATAAGACTTGTCAACATTACCCCAAAACTCGTATACTTCGTAGCGATCCACGTTAATATTTGTCGAATCGTAATCATCTAAATCATCCTCCCACCATTTTCTGGTATAGTTAGTGCCCATCAATATACAATCATCGATGGCTTCTTCATCAAACAGAGGGCGATTTTTTAGTGCCCTCATATCAGCATGGTTTAATTTATGTCGCTGAATCACATATTCTACCTCATCCATATTATTTGCGGCAGGATCAGGATAAAAATCCCAACAAGAAACAAATTCAATTTTTGGAACAGTTCTCATTGTTGGTGTATAGTTAGGGTTACCCTCTTCATCTTGTTCCCAATTAGGGTACTCTTTATCATGAGCAAATGGACCTTTTAAAATACCAGTGCCAAATAAAGACATTTCAAACGCAGCAGAACGTAAATGTTTAGATGCAGAAGACTCTTCTAATTGATCTAATATTTTCTTTTCCATTCTTTTCGCTGCTTCATCTGCAGGGAAATATGTTATAGATGTAGGTGTAAGACCTGGACCTTTTTTTAATTCTAAATCTTTTTTTAATTCTTCTAATGCACCAAGCTCAAGTTCCTCTTGTTTTGATCCTGGAGGAAACATACTTGGAATATCCTCTTGCTCAGGTTCTTCAGGGAACTTAGGGTCAAAGTTGACAGCTTCTTCAACACCCTCTGGAATACGAGTTGACTCAACACCTAATGGAAATCTTTGACCTGCAAACAGCACATCAATAATCTGTCCATATGCTGCAGTAACTTTTGTTTTAGTAATCTTTAAAAATACTTGACTTTTTTCTTGTTCAGTAAATTGTGTTTCAGATCCATAGATTCCTCTATAGTTTCTGTACGCTGTCATCCATCTATCCTCTTGAGAGTAACGAGAATCACTAGCATAATTAAATTTACTTTTAACAAAACTAGCTAGCGTATTTTGTTCTGTATCTTCTAGCTCTAAACCTATTTCGGTTTCTAATTTTTTTTCTTCTTCCATGTTTAATATCCAAATACTTGGTCAGCAGGCTTCCAAGGTTTTTTCCAAGTAGTCTCGGAAAAATCATACAACCCTCTAGGAGTTGGTCTGGACATAATGCCATATCTTAATGCATCGTATCCGTGGTCATAATCTACTTTAGTGTCTACATCTTCAGGGTTAGATTTACTTAAAGGTATCTGTGGTATCTCAGATATAAGTTTAATACAGTTCTTAAAAAAGTCAATACCTGCTTCATTAGTTTCCTCATTTACTTTTAGTAATCTATGTAATTCATTTTTCCCTGCCACTCTACTTCCTTTTGATCTATCTGAAGGTCTCCATCTACACCCTCTTAATATCATTGTCTCTGCAATCGATGGACCAATCTGTCCTCTATTATGCCAACATGATGAGTCCAATATACCATACCAAATTTTTTCATCCGCTTCATGTTCTATTTGTAATATCATATCAGCCAATTCATCTGCTGTTTTTTTCTTAGTGTATAGTTCTCGATACACAATCAATTTATTATCAGGTCTTACTGCGATCCATAAGCATGCAGACCAACTAGAATACCCATAATCACAAGTCCTAAACTTTCGCCAAGATGAGGGTATCTCGTAAGGCTCAACGACATGTATGTCTCTATTAAACTCACTAAACGCTGCACCCTCTGCGATATCCCAAGATCCTTCCAAAAGCTGTTTACGCTGTACCTCTGGAAGAGATAAAAGGTTTGCCTCGTATTCACCTGTTCGAGCAAGATAAGGATTATCGGTAAGTTTCGCAGGTATAAATCTCCTTTTAAATAGAGGTTTATCTTCTAGGTCATGACCTTTTGGATAGCGTAGTACCTCATTATTTTCTATATCCGTTGCCCAAAATGATGTGTTAAAAGGTGCAGGATCAATAAACATTTTCTTTACCCATAAGTGACCAGGGCCACCTGGGTTTGTTGTTCCCCTCATATATGTCGGTAGATCAGCATCTACTGTACGAAGACGAGAACGTAAATAATTCCAAGCGTAAGGTGAAGCATATTGTGTCAACTCATCTACACCTATCCAAGTAAACGACTGTCCCTGATATCTCAACACATCTTTATCTTGTTCAAGATATGTCATCCAAATACGTGCACCAGAGGGAAATGTCCATAATGCTTTTCGTTCACTCCATTTAGCACCAGGAAATACTTGTGGGTATAATTCCTGACTCTTCAATACCAACTCTCTTAGCTCATCATTGGTTCTTCTCAGTATCAAACCACTATGATGTGGATGATTACAAAAACGTAATACATCTGCTAATAAAGCATATGACTTGCCACCACCTGCTGCACCGCCATATAAAACTTCTTTTTCATTTGATGCTAAGAAGTCTGTTTGTGGACCATCATTAGGCTTAAAGACTACTTTTTGTTCGTACTCTTCTGGCACTGTAATATTTTTTTCAGATACGTCAGCTTCTATTACGTTAGCTTGAGACTTGAGCTTTGGCCTCACTATTTTCGTATAGTTTCGCTTCCGCTTGGAGATCTTCCTGCGTCTCTTCCCTTGCCTTGGTTTTAAGTCGCTGCCATCTGATGTTAGCTGCTTTTCTATTTCTTTCGCTTTCATCTTTTTTCAACATTTTGTAAAGAGCTACATGAGATATCGATCTCCCACTCTTTGCTGATAACCATTTTGCTACTTCTCGTAGACTTGATTTTTTTGTGTGTTCTTTAGCTTGTTCTAATAGCTCTTGTTGTTCTGGAACACTTTTTAATAAATCTTTTGACTCTCCAACAAGCTCCCATCCAAATGGAACTGTTGAACCTAGTTTTCTTTTATATTGAATCTCCGTCATCTTCTTCCTTTTTAGCCGGTAAAATAAATAAACCAGAAGGTGTATTTACTTCTAATCTTTCTTGTTTTACTACGCCTACTCTATCTAATACATCTTTTGCTGCTGTTAGTTTATCTCGGTTGCCTAGTTCTGTTGGATCATCTATAACACCTGTAATCGCAATCGCTGCTTTTGGAGCATTGGCTGCTAGGTATTCTCTTGAACCTTGCAGGATCTCTTCCTGTAATCCTGATGTAACATCTCTTACTGTAGTTGAAGGAGCGTATCCTGCAATGTCCATCGCCATGCGATAATCGCCTAGTGCATCACCAAATAATGCATTTAAAAAAGCATTTTGTTTTTCTGTTAGTTCTTTTGCCATTTAAAATCCTGTTGAATATTCCTCTACGAAAGCTGTAACTGTTATATCGTCTGCTGCTCCTGCTGTGGCTGATATTAAATCACCTGAGTCTAAATAAATAGGAGTATCCGATATAACTAAAAAATCATTTGCTGCTATACTTTTAGCTCCTGTTAATGCAAAGTGCGTGGTGGCAGAAGCATCGTAAAACTCTAACTTAATAGTAGCAGCAGAAGACGCATCTACATTTGCTATCATAAATGAAGTAACAACGGCCCTAGATAAACTAGGAGTTGTATATACAGTAGTCCTATTGGTTGTTGATAAAGCTACAGACTGAGATTTAAATACAGGTATAGCCATTATTTTTTAATACCAAACAAACATTTTTTACCTTTTGGAGATTTAACTTTTAAAGCTCCTCCTCCTTTTCGGTAACCAACATGCATTAACTTACTTGTTTCGGTGGCATATTGTTTAGCTTTTCTTTTACCTTCACCAGTATAAGAAAACTTTTTATCTCCAACCATAGGCATGGATATTACTCCTCTACTTCTTGTATAACTTTTTTAGTCTTTGGGTCTATTAAGACATGTGGTAATTTTGCCACATTTTGTAGAATAAGATTAAGTATTTTTTCTTCTATTAAATAATACTTAATTGGTTTATATGCTTCATTAACATCTTTAGTTCCGGGATCATCCGCAATGTAGTGACCACGTTCATTTCTGGCTCTTTCTATGTTACTCATCTTTTTTTTCTTTAGTCTTAATAGTGATATCTAAGTCTTTACCTTTAGGTGCTGAAGCAGTCAAAGATATTTGTGATGCTGCACATCCTGTAAGAGTAAGACCTATAATAGCAATTGTTAGTAATCTTTTCATTATTATCTCCTATATTACTTTTTCCTTTTTGTTGTTTTTCTCTTTCGTTTCTTTACGAAAGTTCTAACATTGGTAGGTTTTCCTCCAACGCCTTGTGCTTTTGCTCTCTTTCTTTTAACAGCACTCTTCCTTTGTGCTGCTGTCATACTTTTAGCTTTTGATCTAGGTACACATTTAGGATACTTACGTTTACTTTTAGTAGCAGACTTTCTACCACAAGGTTGAAACTTACCTTTCTTTTTAGGTGCTCCTATATCTACCCAGTCCCCTTTTGGACCTTTTCCAAACCACGCTGTTAATCCTCCTGTAGGTTTAGCCATTATTTCTTCCTCGCTTTTCGTATACTATCTTTACCTTTTTTAAATATACTAACCACTTGTGTTTTACCCATTACCTTTGCTCGTTGTTCTCCTACAGTTAGTATTTGTATTTTTCTAGCAAAAGGTTTTTTAGATCTTTTAACTTTTGCAACTGTAGCTCTGGCATCCGCAGGGGTAGCAAATTTTATTCTTACAGTATCTTTAGGATTCTCGTCAGTATATAATCTTCTTCCAGAACCCTTTGGTTTTTTGCCTGTCCCTACTTTAGGGTCTTTTCTTTTCTTTTTTCTAGCCATTTACTTTTTAGGTATCAAATGTTTCTTAGGTTTTTTATATCTTTTTCTTTGGTCTTTTTCTATACCTGATAAAATTTTTGCCTGCCCTGCATGTGCCTTGGATGCTTTTTCCAGAGCAGTAATAACTTTATTTAATTTTTTAGTATAATGAGGCATTACCTATAACCACCACCACGCTTTTTATATGTACGAACTAACCATCCATTAGCATAAGCTGAAGGATATACCTTAAACTTTCTTTTAGCTTCGGCTTTGACTCTTGCATATAATGCAGGGTTAGTGGGAGTAGCTCCCTTTTTCTTTTTAGTTTTTCTCTTTGTTTTTTTCTTTGCTGCCATTAGTTATACCTACTTATTAAATACTCTACGCCTCTATAAGAACCTGGTCTATATCTAACTTTATTTCTTGTTCTACTAGTTTTATATTCAATTCCTCTATATCTTTTTTGAAGACCTTTTCTTATATCTACTAGAGGATATTTAAGTGTTTTTAAGTTTGTTTTATGTACTCTTTCCATAATAATCTCCTTTATATATTAGCAATAAAATGTATGGTATGTGCTAAACCCACAGTAAAAAGTATACCTATGGCTAGTTGAATAATGCCTATTACAATTTTCATTTAACATTTCCACCTTCTTCTTGCCTGTCTAATACGAGAGTTCG